TAGTTCGTTGAGTTTTGATTTTATTATCATATCGTTTGATGATATTGTAATAAAAATAATGTGTGTGCGCCTAAGAATGAACATGCTTGACAATTAACTTGTATGTATAGACCGCAGCTATACCACCCAGGGCTTGTGCCGCAAAGTACTCAAACATCTTTTTAAAGCCAATCGCGTTTGTCAAGTACATTGAGATAGATACTATTGGGTTAACGTTCGCACCACTGAGGTCGCCTACTAAGAAGATAATCGCAGATAAGGTCAAACCGATGATAAGCCAGTTGCCTGTAGCCAAGATGCTGAAAATCAACGCGAATGTTCCAAGGAATTCGGGGACTACTTCAATAATCTTCATTTCTATTTTAGGAGGCGCTTTTAGTTCGGAAGCATAATTCCAGGCGGCGCTATTGGTTTGCCATCGCGGGCATTGAGCTCGGGATTGGGTAACAGCGGGGGTTTGATGTATGTGATGACATAGCGTAGTGGCTCAGGCTTTATCTTAAAGCTGCAGCGACCAAAGTTGTCTTGTGCTAAATACGATTTCAGCAAGTCGTCTTCGCTCCAAAAGTTCATTGCCGCAAAGTGAACGCCAGAACTGTGTGCAACAGTCCAATCATTCTTGTTCTTATCACTGTCGGGCTCCTCCATTTCACTGCGTGAAACAGTAAAGTGCTGAACAATCTTCTTTACATATGACGGTCTTTCCGTGTCCGGTATAGACTTGATTTCCTTGGAGCTTATATCCGACTGGTATGCGCCGCGGGGACCTATATTGATGTAATCTAGCAACAGATTGCCGTCGGGAGGGTACACATTGCACATAATAATAACCTTGTTGAAAAACTCCGTTACCGGCACTTTGAATAGGTTCTCCATGCCGCGCCCTTTATTATAAGTGAAATCTAGGCGGTTTTGTTCAATTGTTTTGCGCAAGATATTAGCAACCTGTGTGTATGTTGAATTGCGCAGCTTGCCCTTGAAGCGCAACATAATGAACAGCGGGTCATCGCGATAGGGTGCGGAATTAGTATCGCTGTCCGCATACGGTCCAGCCATGCCGTATTTTGCAACATTGTCCATGGCACTCTGAAACGTCATTTCTGTCATAGTAATGCGGCGCCACTGACTGCCAACATCCATGCCCTTCAACATAGGTCTGTAGTTATTTTTCTTATCGTCGGACCAAATGTTGAAGTCCAGGTAGCGGGCGCCCGCCGCAAAGGTCAGTCTTAATGCATCTGGACTGGCAATGCCGTCGCGCAAGGGCGTGAAAATAGCCGGTGAGTTAGATGAACATACGTAGAAATTTGTCATTGCAAGGTTTGAATCTGGTAAGCCCGCTGCTTGCAACTGTGATATGTATGCGCGTAAGCCCTGACGTTGGCTGCGACCATCTCCATATTTATTAAACTTATCTAAGAACACATTCAAGGCGCAACGAATGTTTGGTGGTGTTTCTAAGCGCCAGTAGAGTGATATTGTATAACGCATCATCCATACGATTATTATTGCCATTATAATCCAAGCGTACCAGGGTACGCCACCACTGTCACTGAATGAGTTTGCAAATCCCATTAGGTTACCCAAGAGTGCTGGTAACAGCGGATTAAGCCTTGGATAATTTTCCAATTGTACTGTTCCTGCTTTTGCTGCCATTGCTACGACAGTCCCTCTGTTTGAGGCGACTATTTAATCCTCATCGTCCATACCATACATTTTTCTAATCAGTGCCTCAGTTTTGTCCATTTTAGCGGACGACTCAGCATTTGCTTGCGCTTTGCGAACCTTTTCAATCTTCTTGTGGTCAACTATTGCGTTTGTTTCTTTGGTTGCTGTTGCAACAAAGCCGGGCACAATCTTCATATCACGTGCTATCTCAGTATATACAGAATCCAAGTCTAGCATAGTAAGTTTGATTGGTTTAATATCAACACAGTGCTGGGGTGCTCTTGTCTCAAAAGGCTGGGACTTCACACGTTCACATAGCATTATTATAAGGGTGCCTAACACCTCTTTACGATATTTAGCACCTAGGCGCATCCACACAACAATAGTACAATCGATGGTTTGACTAATACATTGGTGCGAATCTAAGCCGTTATCCGACATATCTTTGAGCAGCGCTAGTACAAACCACGCAAGTGATTTGCGTGCCTTGCCCTGAATATTTGAGGGTGCGCGCTCTTTGATATTAGGACGGGTCTTCTGACCGTCCAGTGTAAGTATCCAAACTAGCCAGAACAGGGCGCGGGATGTTTGTGCCGTTCTAATTGCCGATTCTAGCTCATTACCCAGCGTGCGCATTGTGGGTGCATCCTCACTGGAATCCCACACTCGGCGTGTGGAAACCTGGTCCACAGATGCACCACCACTATGAAGCTTTGTACGAACGGCTTCCGCCTCCTTAAACACATCTGCTGGCTTTGGCAGCGACGGACGGGGATGTTTTGGTGATACAACTAAATAGCCCACACACTCAGCAATACGATTACGAATATTTGGATTATTCCGGAATGTTTTGTTAATACCCCCGGCTTTAATCCACTCATTTCTAAGGGAAGACACTGCAGCGTGCCATATACCCGGCCAAGCGGCTAGCGCTGAACCAACATGCTCTGCCCAGACCGCTAGAAGGACTGCCTCCAGGCGCGAAACACCGGTTTCGGAACAAAGTAGCTCCGCCGCCCAACGCTGAGAGCGGTTCATTTCACCGTTTCCTATAGCACGAAAGAGAGCTGAATATATATCAGTCCACGCATATCCGCAAAGAGTTTTCTTTGATGAATCCATTAACGGCGTTTCTCCTGTAATAACAACCACAGGAGAATCCAGGAGACTTACCGCCGCCACCATGTTCAAACTGGATACCTGGCAATTAACATTAATAATCGTTCTTGGCTTACTGGTCGTCAACTATATCATGGTTACGTTCCTTATTAGCACACGTATCATGACAGATATTGACGACGTAGATGAGGGTCGGGAGGGATTTACAGGTACAACTGAGGTAGAAGGACGCATACAGGAATACGGCAACAGCACGCTTTACGATAAATTCTATTCCAAAATTTACGACCAAATAGTCAATGGTGATGTTCGCGTCAAGTCGGAAGTTATTTTCACACTGGGCTGGATGAAAAAGATTCAACCCGATGTAAAATCACTGGAAATTCTTGATGTTGGCTGCGGCACGGGTGGACACGTAGCCGAATTCAAGGTTGAGGGTGTTGGCTCTGCTATTGGTATTGACCGGTCTGCAGCTATGATTGAACAGGCGCAGAAGCTGCACCCTGATAGTAAGTATATGGTCGGCGATGTGGAAACAACTACACTGTTTTCAGCGGGACAATTCAACCTGGCAACCTTGTATTATTTCACGATTTACTACTTGCCAAATAAGGACAAGATTCTGAAGAACCTGTTCACTTGGATGAAGCCTGGCTCTGGTTTAGTAGTGCACGTGGTCAATCGCGACAAATTCGACCCCATTCTGGAATCAGCGTCACCTTTCTTGGCTTTCTCAGTACAGAAATATACAAAGGAGCGCAATACTAAGAGCACTGTGGCTTTTGACAAATTCGATTATACGGCTGAATTCAGTAACCAGGAGCACCATGCTGAATTTGTTGAAACGTTTAAATTCAAAAATGGACGCCGGCGCAAAAATACACACAGCTTACACATGCCTACTATGGAACGTATGACAGAGGAGATTGAGGCTGCGGGCTTTATTTTCAAGGAATTTATTGATTTGACGCCGGTCGGTTATGAGTACCAATTTTTATTTTGCTTTGTCCGTTGATTTTTTCCCCGTTGAATTTTATTATATGTATAAACCCTATACATATAATAAATATCGCCTTAACGTCTTATACCAGGTCAGTATTTGACGGTATAGACCCGTAGCTTTTTCTAGTTCTATTTTTAGGAGTACTTATATCAGAGCATTTGAGTTCGCTGAATTTAAATTCTTTTTTCGGATACTCTGTTTCTTCTATTATCGCACGCTCCGTTTTTGTAAAACGAAAATATTCGGCAAGAGTATCATCGTTAATAACATCCATCGGTAAATTTCGTATGTCTGGTAAAAAACGTGGACATATAAATTCTTGTTCATACTTTATATTTTTAAGTAAAAGTGCAGCAAGTTTCGTTTCTAAAAAATTGTGAAATCTGTTTAATTTTTGCCCTGTAAAATAATTTTGGTGCTGACCAATAACCCCATACTGACCTTTTTTATCGTAATAAATACGGGGCCAATGATTGCCATATAATACTATTTTAGGTGTGTTTTGATCTGGGTGAGCAGCTTTTGTTTTCAAATATTTAATTCTGTCATGCATATCTATTCTGTAAATTTGCTTATGCTGCCCCGCTAAGCAGTCTTTCAAACTATTAATTTTATAATCTGACGACTGTTGAAAATCACCGCATTTGGACCTAATTTTCTGGTAGAGTTGGTTATGCCCAGATATAATTATTGTACCTTCTGTTAATTTTAATGTTTCGCGCTGATTATATCTATCAATAATTAATGTGTCTTTGGTCGAATTACTTTTCTGTAAGCAATAATGCGCAACGGAAATAGACCCTTTACCATTAAAATATTTCTGAAAATCGGTAACAAATATAATTCTTAGGTGGTGAATTTGATATTGTAACATTAAGTTGTGAATGCCCGTTGACTCCGGTCTAAACCACGTTATTGGAGTAATAAATAATAAATACCCATCTGGCTTTAAAATTTTCGTAGTAAGAATTTTTTTCAAAAAGGGTATCCATAAATTACGATGGCTTGACAGTTCAAGCCCTTCCTTTTTTCGTGCTTTTAGCGTTTTTTGCGACGTTTTCCCCTTTACAGCACCCGACTGGTATGGGGGATTGCCAAAAATAATATCAAACTCCATCATTTTAGAATTACCAAAAAGAATTGGCTTCTCTGTCAAAAACCCGTCTTTTTCGTCAATCATTTCTATATTGGGTTTTGCTGTGGGGCAGATTTTCTCAAATAAAGTTGCACACTGTTTGTTGTTGTTGTGATTAATATCGATCATATAAATCATGGTCTCAATTATATGCTCAAGGCGTTTTTTACTATCGGGAATCTTTTCTTTTAGTCCGGCATCCAAGCCTAAATATTTCCCCTTTTCACCGAAAATTGCCTTTATAGGAAAATTTCCAATACCATTTGCTGGATCCAACCATTTTAAATTTGGATTAGACCATACACTTATCGGAAGACTAGCTAACATGTCATCAACAATATTTAATGGTGTAAATATTTCACCGTTTTTCTGTCGCTCTTTATCCTTTGGAGCCATTTTATTATTAATTATGTTCAAAATGTCTTCTTTTACCATTATCCCCTATCTTTTACACTTTTTTCATTTACGCCACCTGTTATTTGCAGCCCCTAACATGCTTAAGTATTTGACGGTAAGTTAAACGGAGTTCTTAACTTAGGTACTAAATAATATTATAAAAACCATGGGCTCAAATACACCCATGCGCCAAAAGTATATCGCCCGTTATGAATGTTGGCGGCATCCAGTTATATACATGCATAGAAAGACATCCTGATGTACCGCTAGTCCAAGGGGCTGTAGGATAACGAAGATTACCGCGGGATTTAGAATTAGAAGCAAAGACTATTCCTTTTGTACAGGGAAGGGCAGCTGCAGAAATTTCTATGGAATTTTGTAAATTTACAAAAAATGGGGGGCTTAAATTTGCCGCAAAAACGACTTCCCATAGTACATAGTCTTCTGTGGACACACGGTGTGTATCGACAATGCCTATGAGTGAAGAATTTACAACGTACCAGTAAATTTCAGGGTCAGAAAAATTTTTGCACGAAATTGTAAATTCATCGCGTGAATTTTCAAAAACGAAATTTACAACCTGCTTGACAAATTCTGGGTCTGCCTTCTTCGCTTTACCATAGTAATGTGCTGTATCAGATAGTTTAATATAACAATAGTCTAGTACACAAATTGGTGCCTGTAGGACTGAATTTACAGAAGAACCATGTTCTCTTAACCAGAAGAAGACTGCCTTATTTGTAGCAGGATTACTATATACTTCATGGTCCATAGCTGCTAACATGTAGCTGGCAACACCATGTCCTCTTAGCCTTGGACTAACTACTAGTCCATCAATGAGTCCCGCTATATTTATATGGGAACCGCATGTAATTCCACCCTCAATTAGACGACAACAAAAAGTGGCTACAATTTCTTTCTTAAAATTAATTAATTCCTTCAGGACCAGGATGAATCCTTGGCTCATCCATCTTTCTACATCTTTGGTTGTACACTTAAATTTCCAATCTGGACCAGTGTAGTAATTATTCCAGAACCGGCTAATTTCTATAGTATCTTCTATAGTAGCTTTTACTGCAGTACCATAACCCTGTGAATTTACAAAGGCGAATTTCGGAATCGTGATTCGCGGTTGAATTCTTAGTTGACGCGGCTTTCTATCCCAAATTCTAAGAACGTCTATGGGATTAGGACCAGCAAATTCTTTATCTGTGAAAAAATGGTAGCTCATTAGGATGAATTTACTGGGTCGTTTTAAGCGGATTGAATTTACCCGTAAATTCACCCTTAAAAAAAAATAAAATTTACCCGTAAATTCTATTTTTTTAAATTTACAAACTCTGGGCAAATGGACGCATCAGGGCTATCGTCGCATCATACGTGGTTGCGTCTATGTTCAGTGCGCTAAGGATAGTTTGACGAAGCGGATGTGTATCATAGTCAGGCAAGCCGATTGTGCAAAGGGCATATGCCCATGCCTCACCCTTGATGTTATCAAGGGTCGCCACAATGTGCTTTGCGTTATCTCTGTTTTCCTCAGGCAGCTTATGATAAGGAAAGTAGTGACCCCATGTCTGGCTAAAATCGGACCAATACTTTGAACCGACCGCCGCAATAGGTGTTGCCATACGCCTAGCTGCCCAGTCCACATCGCTGTGATTGTGCGCTGCCTGATAAGAGCCGTAATAGGTGCTAGGCTCATAAAATGGTGTGCCCCCTTCCTGTTTTAGCTGGTCTGTGCATCGCTGGCGCATGATATTAACAAGGTCCTCATGACAGGAGCACCGCATGATTGCTTCCTTCTCATTTGTTCCGTATTTAGACCAGCCGTACCAATAGTTCTTTACAGATATCATTTACTATTACGCAGGGCTTGTACGGATTATTCAATTTTTGCAGCTGCAGAAATATAAAAATTGATTACACCTATTAGATAAATAGTCTCACCGAAAATAATGGGTAAGGGTAGCATGAACTTCACAATTGAGCAACTAGTCGCCATTATGCAGCAGCAGGAGCAGCAACAACTGCTCAATCAAAGTACCTTAACCGCATCGCTTCCGGCTTCCCCCGCTATGGGTCCTGTGCCATCAAATTCTATGATAACTGACTCAGTAGAACCTATTAAGGCTGCAAAGCCCGCGAATCGCTGCAGTCATGCCGATTGCAAGAAGAAGCTGCTTCTGTCGGACCCGACATGCAAGTGTGTTGCCCGCTTCTGCCCTACGCATCGTATGCCAGAGGACCACAGCTGCAGTTTTGATTACAAGGCTGCAGGCAAGGCGCTGCTTACATCTAACCTGGTAAAGGTGGATGGCAACAAGCTTGACCGTATTTAATATAAAAAGAGAAAGCGTGGCTTTTTCATAAAATTTGATTTTTACAAAATGTGCAAATCAAATTGGCAAAATGACAACCCAAATGAGTGTAACACAGGGCTTGGCTGAGCTAAAGCTACTGGATAAGCGCCTGAACAAGCGACTTGACGGCGCACCCTGGGCAGCAGTTAGCACTAAGACCAACAGAGTCAATGAGGATGAGCTAAAGAAGATGGCAGAGTCGTTCTATAAGTCGTACATGGACCTAGTTAGCCGTCGTGATACAATCAAGCGTGCAATAGTACTTTCAAATGCATCAACTACAGTTACTATCGGCGGCAAGTGGAAGGGCACAGTTGCGGAGGCAATAGAGCACAAGAGCAGTCTGAGTTACAAGAAGAAACTGCTAGAAAAGATGAAGGATGATACGCTAACCGCAGAATCAAACTACAGGGCAGCAGTTGAGGAGCGGGATTCAAGGCTTGACCGCCTACTGTCATCGGAGCTGGGCAAGGATGTTAAGACGAATCCTGAGACAATAGCGGCACTGTCAACCAGCTTTCAGGAGACTAATAAGATTGTCATCGTTGACCCGATGAACCTTAAGGTAGTAGCCGCAGAGTTGGAGGAGACGATAGACGCCTTTGAGTCAAATGTAGACTGGGTTCTTAGTGAGACCAATGGCAAGACACTGATAAGTGTCTAGTCCGCGGTCTTACTGATAAGCGTCTAGACAGTATTTAGCCCCTACCCTAGCGAATAGCAAAATTGACCGCGGTGACTGCGTAAGTCACACACTATTTATATCCTAAACTTAACGCTCAATTATAGGGGCTAAGCCCTTCAACGGCTAAAGTTCATTGCTATTGCTAAGCAGTAGCTATCATAAATCATCTCATAGATGATATATAAATGCCTACGGGAAAATATATATCAACTATTCAACAACAAACTGTCATCCACCAACAATCAACAATCGATAAAATCCAGGAACAAAGGTATGGGAACTGTCAATTCCTTGCAACCTCCTGGCTGCTAGGGTAGGGGTTTTTTCTGTTTGCGCGTAATGCGTTTAAGGTATTTCTTCTTTATTGTCTCATTCCAACGCCATTTGCTTATACATGTTTTAGGAATAGGATGGAAAACAGCCAGCCAAGAGCGTTCAAAATAGTGTCCAACCTCAGGATTAGAACCACCTTTTGGAAACTCCGCAACTAATTTTTCGTAATACGATTGTGGATGCTGATGGATGTGTTTCGCAGATACTGCAAAAACAGCGCGTGTTACCCAGTTGTAAATTCGCACATGTGGAAAATGCTTCTTGTACCATTTACCGAAAGGACGCGGTGATGCCAGTTCACATTTAGTAGTTACTATTGCGCTCTTATTTGAACTATCAGAGGCCCCGTAGTTCTCCATAACAAAATTATACGATTCCTTGGCGACAGTTTGACCGTTCTTAGTTTGATAGGCATAAAAAACGCTGTCGTGAGTCTGATACATGCGTTCAATAGTCTGCTCAAACTTCTTCAGACGTTTTGCAACCGAATCTGTTGAACCAGTCGTAAATAAGGTTACGGGCGCTAAGTTTTTGTACTGTTTAACAATGTGATATAAATATGTGTGGTCGCAGCGCCCCATATTCGGCATTTGGATTTCTACATGGGGATAAGTTGTTGGCGGAGGTTGGTCACCCTTACAATAGATATAGACCTTGTTGATTGCATTTTTATATTTAACATCAAGGTCTGTCAACCAGTCCAAATTTTCTTTATAGTAAGCAATAACTAAGTCGTACTTGAACTTAGAGACCATCCCTACTATTGCTGTTGTTTTTAACCGGGGCTAAAAATACCACACTTGTGAAAA